GCGCGCTTTGTTTCCTGCCCCGTCGAACCGTAGAACCTGCGCCCCTGGTAGACGAAATCATAGTGCCAGATGCGGCCTTTTCTGTAGACTGACATTTAGCTCTCTCGATGTATGCGGCTATGTCTGCCGGATCAAACGCCCTTCGTCTTGCGGAAACGTGAACACAGGGCAGCAGGCCAGCGCGGACAATACCACGCAGGGTGTCCTCATGGACCCCGAGGCGCTGGGCGGCTTGGCTGATGGTGAGAAGCTGGGTCATGGCCCGCTCGCTTTCCGCCGGTTAGCACGCATTCGTTCGAGCGACGTTGCAGCAAGCCGCTTCCTGCGCTCACTGTCCATCTGATCAATCTTGCGCTTGACTTTGCTTGCCAAGATCAGACCGGGATGCATCCTGCGCCCGTCAATCGCAAGAATGAGCCCGTAAACTTTGCACGCTCTGACAGGCCCGCACTCGATTGCAAAATATCCAGCGTAAGAGCTTTCCTCCCACAGGTCTTCATCAAGCATTCGGCGAAGTTCAAGTTTCATTTCCGGGGTCATGGCTCGGGGTCCGGGGCGATTGGTAAAGCATTGCTTACCGGGTGTCCGAGCACATCAAGGCTTTTGGCCATATGCATCATCAGCCTGCCGAGCACATCACAAGCGTGAGGCTCAAGCGTAAGATGAAGTCCGCCGGCAAATGCAGATCGAAACTTTGCGTGATGCGGGCGAAGCAGTTCTTCCCAGCTTCCCATCTCACCCCTCCGCCTTGAGCAGCGCTGCGAGGAGGGCGGCGGCGAACGACAGGCAAACCAGAAGAACAAGCGGCCAAACGATTACCGGCCACCACGATGGTGGCGGAGGCGGGTCTTCGATGCGGCCAACCAAGCGCCAGAAACTCAGTTCCTTGCGGTTCATCACTTGTCTCCTGGTTGCGTGGGCGCGGCGGCGACGTTCCGCAGGATCAGGCTTTGATCGTTGTGATCCATGTCGCCATGCATAGGCGAGTAGTATTGCTTTTGCCGGACCCATCCGCCCCGGCAATCGTAGAACGTGCCCCGGAAGATTTGAGCGGACACTTCGCCATTCGCCTCAAAGGCTTTGAGCGCGCTCTTCTCAAAGTCGGATTCCGGCGTGATAACGAGTTGGACAATGCCGTCCTCAATGTAAATCGCGGTCTTCATCCCTGCTGCTCCTTCGCGCGGGAGAGGAGGGTGGCCTCCGAACAATCCCAGCATGGATGAACAGACTGCCCTTCCGGCCACGAGTCTGTGAGCGACGGCAGCAGCCAGCAAGGCGGGTCGCCCATCTCAGCGCAGCGCTCGCGGCACCTTGCCTGCTCGGCTTCCGTCATGCGGATCGCGCATGTTCCGCCGTTGATGTGTTCAATCGTGTTCATGTCGGGGCATCCTTCCGTTCCATCTCCATGATCCACCCCGGAGGGCTGGGGCTGTCTGGGTGGGGCGTCAGGGCTGCGGCGATAGACTTCGCCAGCATGGACGCTGCCCGCGCCTCGGCTCCGCCAAACGCTTCTCTGGCAAGCGCCTCAAGCGCATCGAGGTCTTCAAGTGCCTCCCGCACCTTCTCATCCCGGTCTGTCATGTCAGGTTCCTTTCAGGGCGGCGCGGGATACCTCTTCAAGGTAAACCGCAATTGCAGTTGACATATCGATGGGGTGGACAGTCGATCCCGCGTCAGTGAGGTGCTTGCGGGCTTTTTCCACAGCGCGCTCATCAACAAAGGAAAACGCCTTTGCTGTCTTGCCCATCGCCACCAGCTCCTCCAGCGCGTTGATCGCTGCGGTGATGAGGGCGGCGTTTGGCGCCGAACATTCAAACAGCGCGTAGTCATCGTCGCTGTCTTCCATGCAGACAACCTGCCAAGGGTCTCCGATAGGACCGCCAACAAACCAGCGCCCGCCTGCCGCCTTTCTCAGCCTCTCCAACTCGTCCAGCTTGTCAGCGTCCATCGTTTTTGTCCTTCTGTTGGCGGGCGGAGAGCATGGCATCGGCGGCCGCATATGATTGGCGCGCGAAAAACTCCCAATCAAAGCCTTCGGTGTTTTCGTCGGCCATCAAGCCCGCCAAAGCCTGCCCCGCAAACCAGTCGCGCAAGGACATGCCGGGCGCGCTATAAAGCGGGTTGTTAAATCCTTCGCCTACGCTCGGAAACGCAGGCCCGCCGTCTTTCACTTCGCTACTCATCCCCGTCCTCCACTTCCTTCGCTCTCTCAATCGCCCGCAGGCACTCCTCGCTGAACTCCACGCACCGCGCCTCTATGGGGCGAAGCTCGCGCAGGAGGGCTTCCAGGCGCTGCGTCTCGCCGCGTTGTTCAATGTGCATCGTCGTCTCCGAGGACTTCGCGGACGTGGACGCATTCGGTGCGCCCAATTGCTGCGTGCTCATCGGCGTGCTCGATTGACCGATGCACGCCCATCGCCGTGCCGGCGTAGACATTCACCCACCACTCCCGTGCTTTCCTTGGCTCCCGGTAGAGCTTGGTGATGTGGAATCCACCTGGGCATTGCCACGGCGCTCTTTTGGCGACCCCCCCGAAAACTTCCATTCGGTCATCGTAATCCCGAAAGGCGAAAAACACCTCCGTCTCCGGATGAACCGGGCACTTGCCCGAGTTCCAGCCGTACCAATGGTTCTCTTTGTCGTATGTGTCGGTCATGCGTCTCTCCGTGTAACAGTGCCGTCCATGCGGCGTTTCAGTGTGCGGTCGAAACCGCGTGACTTGATCGTCGGCCCGCGCTGGGCTCTGCGGTCTGCTTGGGTACGGCCCTCAGCGATCCGCTTTGACTTTCCCCTGTCACGGGCTTCCTTGGCGGTCTTAGGCTTTGCACAGGGCTTGCAATAGAAAGCCCTGTTGTCCGTCTCGTTTGTGCCTCCGTCTGCCAACGGATGAAGGTGCTCATCAATCACGGCGCCTTTGGTTGCGAAATCCAGGCGCTCAGAACAGCGGGCGCATTTGCCTAGCTGGCGGAGGGTTATCTCTGCGATCTGGGATCGGGTCAGCGGCTTACGCTTTTCCATCAGCCAACCCTCGCCGCAAGCCGTGCGCTGGACTGCTCCGTGCGCCACGCATCAATGATTGCCGACGCTGCCGATCTGCGGTCCCGCGCCTTGTAATCCATTTCCGCAACCGCTTTCTTCTGTTCGATGTGCGCCGTGTACTGAGGCTGAGCCAGCGCCCATGCTTTCCGGGCGTCGGCAGACTTCAGGCTGTCTGGCGCCTCGTTGATCAGCTTGGCGAGAACAACGGCTGTTAGGTCATCCATGTACTCGTTTGCTGCGCGGTTCTTGGCCGCGTTGCTCTCCCGGTCGATCAGGATTTCCATTGCCCAGTCTACTTGCTTCTCGGTGATCATCAGATTTCGCCCGGCTTCAGACGTTCACGGTACGGCGCAAACACTTCGTCCCGAAACATGCGCTTCCACTCGTTCGGCATATCGCGGTAGGCTTCCCGGAAGCTGCGAACCTTTTCCCACCATGCGTCGGCTTCGATCTGTGTGCCGCACTCGGTCTTCAGTTCGCTTTCAAGGCGCTCCCAGAGGCCATGTTGCTTTGCCTGAGAGGCGTTCATGGGCGTGTGAGCCGTCTGCCCATCATCGTCCTCGCTCTCGCCTGTGGCGCCTCGCGTGGTGATGTTGAGGGCAGCGCAAGCCGAGTACCGCTTAGCATAGCTGACAGCCGATCCGACAGCCTGAGCCGCGCCCTTGTTGCCGGACGGATCGGGCGGAAGCCGCATCTTTGCGCGCCGGACGGAATGCCCCTCGCTGTGCATGATGATCGTCTCGACGCTGATGCCTTCGGCGGTCTGCTCAATGTCAAAGGACAGCGAGAACCCGAGCGCCGTGTAGAGCGGGCGGATCAGTTCATCGATGTCTTCCCAAGGCGTGTAGGTGCCTTTGACAATCGTCTGCCCGCCTTTCTCATAGCTGATCTTTTTGGTATGCTCTACGACCGGCAATTGGGGCTGAAGCTGCGCCATTGCGGCATAGAAAGCCGTCTCCGCAGCCTTGGCCTGCATCCGCTCGTGAAGCGTGTAGAGGCGTTCGATCTTCTCCACGTCCACAGCCGGATTGACTGCGGCGCGTTCGATCATGGCAATGAAGGCGTCAGCCGATCCCATTCCTGGCGCTGCGACCGCATTGCTACGGGGTTCGATAGTTGCGAGATTGTCAGCCATCACGCGGCCTCCTCTTGGTTCTGTTGATCGTAAAATGCGTCAAGCTCGATTTCGAACGGGCGAGCGACTTCGCAGCGCGCCTCGTACACGGCGCGAAGGCGGGCCTTCAGCGCGTCGATTGCCTGCTCGATTTCGCGTTCTTCGGCTTTGTACGGAGCTTCGGCTGCCGCAAGGCGGGCTTCGATCTGGTCGATGTGGTGGGAGATCTGGCGGTTCATGCGTCGCCGTCCTTTTCTTTAACAAGGATTGGCGCGGGCGGCATGAGCAGCCGATATTCAAGCACGGCATTTTGAATCGCTTGAAGCTGCTTTCGGTCGAACAGATGCTCACGGGTTTCCGCCCAGCGCTCTGCAAGCTCGCGGTATTCCCGTTCGTGCTTTTCGACGACTTCGTTTGCCCAATCAATCATGTCGGCCTCTTTGGCCGCAATCATGTCCTGCAATTTGGTCAGCTCGGCTGCGCGGACCCAGCCGAAGCGTTTCATAAGGCCGCTCATGCCGCCACCCGCTGCGCCGAGCGCTGCTTGATCATCTCGCCATGTGCAGCGCGATAAAGCGGCGACCCGTCTATCGCGCCAGCATAGAGCAACACGCCATCAAGGTGAGCATCCTCACCCGCGCCGTGTTCGATGATCGCCTCTGCAATGGCGCAGGCATCCGTTGCGCTCAGCTTGCGGACTTGGCCCGCTGCGAACAGGGCAAGCTCAATCGCGTTGGCGAGGCGCTGGCCCCATGCGTAGGAGTTGCGGGAGTCGGTTTCGTGGAAGGCGTTGAGCATCACACGGCCTCCAGAAGAATGCGGCGGATCGCGTCCAGCTTGCGCTTCGCCCTCAGGGCTTCGGCGGCCGCGTCTTTCGGCGCGTCAGGGAACAGGCTCGCAACGCTGACCTCGAAATACGCCGCAACCTGATAAAGCATCCCGGCACTCAGACGGTTCGTGCCGACCTCGTATTTCTGAAGCTGCTGATGGCTCAGGCCGAGCGCCGAAGCGACTTCCTGCATTGACAGGTGGCGGTCTGCCCGGATGGCGCGGATGCGCTCACCGACAAACACGTCGATCTCTGTAGGCGAGCGCGAGCCGGGCTCTCGGGTTGTGGCTGTCTTGGGCATGTGTCTCTCCGTTCGATGGAGAGACGTTCGCATATCGCGAACCCATAGGCAAGCAGAATGTAACGCTTATTGCGAACTTTTTTCTTTAGCTGCCCGTTTTGTTGCCGATCATGGCTTTGATGACCGCGACGATTCGGGGGCGATCAATGGCGGGAATGGCGTCCCAGATTGACCATATCCCGGACGGATCGCTGGGGTCGCGCATCAATATGTCTGCTGGCTCACAATTCAGCGCGTCGGCCAATAATTCCAGCATATCTTGGTTGTAGCGGCGCTTGCCACGTTCCAGGTCCGAAATGTATCCCTTTGAGGTGTCAAGGCGTTCAGCCAGTCGTTGCTGGCTCAGTCCGCGATATTCGCGCCACTGTTTAAGGAAGAAGGGGCGGGTGCTGCTCATGGCCCGTTCTGTCACAAGCACTGCGGCAAGTAGACACGCACATAGCGAACTCCGTTGTTGACAAGCAGTTCGCATTTTGCGAACCATGTTGCATGACCCTAGCAGACTTCCTCTCTGAACAAGGCCACGGCGCGCTCACACGGCTCGCGGGGCAGCTTAACACATCCAAGGGCTATCTAGCGGACATTTGCGACGGGCGGCGAACGCCCTCGGTCAAATTCGCCAGACGCATTGAGACTGCAACAGGCGGGCAGGTGACTGCCATCAGCCTGCTTGGCCTCGACCGGCGCACGAAGCGCAAGGCAGGCGCCGCATGATCCCCCAAGACGATCAACTCGCCCCCGTTCGCGGCCTCGCATGGGGCCTGATGCTGTCCATCGCGTTCTGGTGCGCGCTCCTGCTGATGGTGGGGCTGGCGTGATGGCTGACGACCTTTTCACCTTTGCCGAACGCTACCCGGACGTTCCCGGAAGCAAGACAGGCGGCGCCAGTGCCGAAGCCGCGCGCAAGATGCGTGAGCCTGCCAAGCGCATCGACGATCAAGTGCTGGCCTTTCTGAAAGCGCACGGCCCGGAATGCCCGGATCGTATCGCGCAACTGATGGGCTTCGACATCCTGACGGCCCGTCCTGCGCTGAGCCGTCTCGCTGCGCGGGCCAAGGTCGAGAAACTCCCGCTGGAAGCCGCTGAAGGCGTCAGCAAGCGCGGCAACCGCGCACACAAGTATCGGGCAATTTAGAAGCAGAGGGCTGGGGAATGCCAAGAGAATACACAGCGCGCTGGAGCGCCGACAGCATTGATTACATCCGCACACTGGCCAACTCAGGCCAGAGCGGGCGGGAAATCGCGGCGCGCTTTGGCGTGACCCGCAACACGATCATCGGGATCTGCCACCGCAATGCGATCGCCCTTGGCGGGCGCCGTCATTCCGCCAGCCGTTCGGAAAAGGCCGTAGCCAACGCGGTGTCTCCTGGCCTTGTCCTGAAGCGCAAGGAAGCCCGCCAGCGCACGACCGCGCCGGTCAAGCGCATTGATCCGCCTAAGCCGGCGCCTGTTGAAGGCATCCTGTTTGACGCGCTGTCGCGCACATCCTGCCGCTGGCCTGTCACAGACGCCCTGCCGCACAAGTTCTGCGGCGCGCACGCCGAGGGCGGACGCTATTGCCCGCATCACACAAGCCGCTCGGTGTCTCAGTCGTCGGGGGTGATGGCATGACCAAGGCAACGAACGCTGACGAATTTGCCGAAGCCGTGGCGCGGACGCAGGCCCGCAAGGACGCTGAAGACGCGCTGTCACCACAGGATGCGGCGTTCCTCAAGGTGCTCAAGGACCGCTGGTTTCCGATGGGTAAGACCGAGGACTTTGCGCTGGTGAAGCGCCTGTTTCTGGAGTCGAGACAATGAGCACGCCATATTCCCATTCCGCGGAAATTGCCGTCATTGGCTCTGTGCTGTTCGACAATGCCTGCTGGCAGGCTTGCGAACACCTCCAAGAGCGCGACTTCTATCACCCGCTGCATCAGACCATCTGGGCCGCTGTGCGCCGCCTGATGGCTCGCAACATGGCGGTTGATTGCGGGACGGTGTTTGAAGAGCTGGCAGGCTCGCCCGTGCTGACGGATCATAAGCACACGATTGAAGGCTTGCTGGACTACTGCCTGACGCCCTTTGAGTGCCGGACGCAGGCGAAGGTGGTGTCTGATACCTGCCGCCGCCGCGACATGATCCGCGTGGCAGACGAGATGCGCGCCGCGGCGCTGGGAGACGGCGAGGGCTATGTTGAGCCCTCCGCGGTTATGGCGTCGATCGACGGCCAGCTTGATGATTTGCGATCGGCCATGATTGGCAACGGCGATGCCCATGATTTCAGCGAGACGGGGCTTGAAGCCCTAGACGGGCTGGGAAAGATGGCGGCTCGCCGGATCAGGACCGGGTTTGACGCGATCGACAGCCAGCTAGGCGGCGGTCTCAGCCCAGGACAAAACACCATCCTCGCCGCGGCAACTTCTGTGGGCAAGTCGGCCCTGTCCATCTGCATTGCACTCAATGCCGTGCGCTCTGGAACGACTGTCGGTTACTTTGCCCTTGAAATGCCGCGGCATGAGATTGCCATGCGGGGAGGGTGCTTCCTCTCGTATGACAAGGCGGCTAGCCGCAACCTTCGCTACAATGACGTTTCCGCGGGCTGCAATGATGAGCAGAGCGCGATCCGCCTGCGCCGCGTGTTTGAGGAAGAGACGCACCGCCGCCTGTTCCTTGATGACCGCGGCGGGCTGAAGGTCTCGCAGCTCAGTGAGCAGTACCGGACATGGGAAGGTGTTTGCCGCCGCCGCGGCATCGATCGCCCGCGGCTGATCATCGTGGACAACCTTGGCAACCTGACGCCCGAACACCGCGGCGATCGGACAGACGAGACGGGACGCATCTCGAAAGCCCTCCTGGCGTTTGCCAAGCGGCATGACGTGGCCCTTCTGACGCTTCATCACGTCAACCGCGAAAGCGTGAAGGACGAGCGTCCGCCGAAGATCCATGACCTGCGCCAGTCAGGCGAGATTGAGCAGGACGCCAACGCGGTGATGTTCCTTCACCGGGAGTCACACTTCGCCCGGCAGGCTATGGACGCTGCCCAGACGCCTGATGAGTACGAGAAGGCCAGCGATCGATGGATGCGCACCAAGAACGGCGCAGACGTGATTTTTGCCAAGAACCGTAACGGCCCGCTCGGCAAGGTGCATCTCGCCTGCGACATCGCCTGCAACACGTTCTGGACGCCCAATTCCAACGTTACCCCGATCTGGGAGCGCGCTGTATGAGCCTGCCATATTTCCCCATGTTCCCCACTGACTTTGAGGCCAAGACCTCTCACCTCACGCTGGCAGAGGATGGCGCCTATAATCGCCTCTTGCGCCTTACATGGATGACGCCGGGCTGTTCAATCCCAGCGGATCGCAATTGGGTTTACCGGCGCATGAGAGCGCTGACCGAGGCTGACCAGTCGGTTGTCGAAGCTGTCATTGGCGAGTTTTTCAAAGAGGCTGACGGGCGTCTTAGCAATGCTAGGCTGACTGTAGAATGGCTAGCCGCAAAAGAGGCTCACGAACGTCGCCGCAACGCAGGCGCAAAAGGCGGAAAAGCTAAGGCGCTGAAAACAAACGATGTTGCGCCTAGCAATGCTACCCCAATGCTCAAGCAACCAGAACCAGAACCAGTAGAGAGAGGTAAACCTCTCTCTAGCGCGCATGTGGTCGAAGAAATTCTGAGGATCATCCCGAAAGCAAAAGCTCGGATGGCCCCGAAGAAAACCTTGCCGAAGGTAGTCAAGACGATCATCGCCAAGACCTCCCCTGAAAGCCTCTTGGCAGCGGTGCGGGCTTGCTACAGCCATCCGGACAGCACTCGGGACGGCGGGCAGTACGCGCCTGCGATCTACAAGTTCCTCAACACCGGCATGTGGGAAGGCTGGCTGCCGTCCGCAGAGCCGGAGGCGGCGGCGATCGACATGGGCGACGACCAGTGGCGCCGCCTGCTGATGACCTGGCACGAGACGCAATCGTGGCCCGCCTATGCTGGCCCGCAGCCGGGCCACGAAGGCTGCCGCGTGCCTGAGCTGATCCTCGATCGATACCGCACATGGGTCGCTGAGCAATCCAAGCTGGGAGCCGCCGCATGACCGTCCAATTCCCCACATCACAACGCGGGGCAAACCCCTACGCCCTCCAGATCGCCCGCCTGGAAACCGAGCTGGAAGCCATGCGCCAGCGCGCAGAAGCCGCAGAGCACGCCCTACGCGGCGTCGAGTGGGAAACGCATGTCCGCCCCCTGTCGCTCTACCAGACGCGCGTCTTGCGTATCCTGGCGCAACGTGACGCCTCTGCGGACACGATCACCGAGGCCTTGCAAGCCGATTGCCCCGGCACGTCCACGAACTGCCTGAAAGCGCAGATCAGCAAGATGCGGAAGTTCATGCCGCGCGAGCTCGTGCCGCCGAACGCTTACAACTCCGGCTGGGGCAGCTCGGCGGTTTACACCATCCCCGACCGGGCTGCGCTTGCCGAGTTCCTGCGCTCTGGCGTCCTGCCGGAACAGCGGAGAGCAGCATGACCCGCACCCGCATGGAATGGCAACCGATTGAGACGGCGCCGAGGGATGGGACACGCATCCTTGCCATCGTTGGCGAAAACGATGACCGCCACATGAGCCACCAAAGAGGCCGCATGTTCTGCATCCGGTACGAAACCTTTGGCGGCAAGTTCGGCGGCTGGGGTGTCTACCCCGGCTATGGCGGCGCCCCTGACAGCACATTCACCCACTGGATGCCCCTCCCGGAGCCCCCAGCATGACCCGCACCCGCCCGCTCCAGACAGCCGCCGAACTCCGCGCCGAGCGCCACGCCCGGACGTTCCTGCCTCGCCAGCTTCCCCCGCCTGACCCGCGTGTGGCCCGGCTCGCTGCTGAAGGCTACGTGCCCGTCCAGATCGCTTCCATGCTGCGGATGCCCGTCGCGGATGTGAGGCTGATGTTGGCGGTGAAGTCATGAGGACCGAAGTCATCGGAGACGCCACGCCCATCAAGGGCACCACGATTTACCTGCTGCGCGGCCGGATCGGAGGCCCTGTAAGGTACGTTGGAAAAACAGCCCGTTATATGTGCGATCGCCATAAGCAGCACTTGCGAGAGGCCAAAAAAGGGCGCTCGCTTCCCGTGTGTCGTTGGCTGGCAAAGCAGCCTGCAAGTGTCATTGAAGCCGTGGAATTTGTTCCTGACGGGCAAGATTGGGCCGCTCGGGAGCGTTACTGGATACAGCATTACCGGAACGTTGGCGCCCCGCTGTTGAATTTGACAGACGGGGGCGAGGGGCTTTCTGGTCACTCGCCTACGCCTGAACACCGCGCGAAAATAGCAGCCAAACTTCGGACGGGCGCACACTTTGCGTGTGAGGTTTGCGATCAACAGTTCTGGCGCAAAAAGCGGGACATCCAGGCTGGGCACAATCGCTTCTGTTCTCGGCGCTGCGCGAACACGCGCCACAAAGGCAAGGGGCTGTTCCAATGACCAGTCCGAAAAAAGTGACAATTGGCGATGCGGAACTTTGGTTAGGCGATTGCCTTGAGGTTCTGCCTACGCTGGGGCGGGTGGATGCTGTCGTGACTGATCCGCCTTATGGGATTGGGCGGGACGGGCAGAAACGCACAACAGGCGGCAACGGCGGACGCAAAGAATACGCTTTCAAGGGCTGGGATGCAAGCCGCCCTGAAGCGCCGATTTTTGCTGCAATGCTAGACATGGCTGACGAGGCGGTCATCTGGGGCGGCAACTACTTTGCAGATTTGCTGCCTCCGAAGGGCAAATGGCTTGTCTGGGACAAAGGCCAGCGGATCAATCAATCGGACGGCGAGCTTGCCTATACCACCCTTGACGGCGCGCTCCGCATCTTCACGCAGAACCGCGTGGCCTTGCTTGTAGAAGGCGCTCAGCACCCGACACAGAAGCCGCTGGAGGTGATGCGCTGGAGCATTCTTCAGCTTCCCGATGCAAAGACAATCTGCGACCCTTTCATGGGCTCCGGCACCACAGGCGTAGCCGCCCTACAGCTTGGCCGGAAGTTCATCGGCATAGAGCTGGACCCCGGTTACTTCGACATTGCTTGCCGCCGCATCGAGGAAGCATGGCGCCAACCGCGCCTCTTTGACGAACCGAAGGCAAAGCCCGAACCGGCGCCTTCGCTCTTTGACGCAACCCAAACCGTAACAACAACACACGCGAGGAAGACATGACCGCCACAATACACACGCCGTACAAGGACCAACTGGAAAGCGCGCTAGAGCGCATGATGTTGCCGCCCCGGTTCCCGCATCACGAAGTCATGGTGGACGGGCGACTGATCCCGAACCTTGAATGTCGCAGGGACGGCGACACGATCACTTTCCTGCTTGACCGGCGCTTTGCTCTGGATGTGCCAATCGACCTCGCCATCCCGGTCGCCAGCTTCGTTGCCAACGCAATGGCGATAGGCGCTGGATACCCGTGGCACGGAGCCGAAAGCAAGAGCGCGCCGTTTGCCATGAAGTGCATGGAAGCCTCGGTCAGCACTGAGCCGGGAGTGCCGATATGACCGAGGATGAAGCGAAGATGACCGACAAGCTGGAAATTCTGGCTCGGGCTTGGATTGAGTGTGATCCGAACCGCCAGCCTGCTGACCCCGACGAAATCATGACCCAAATGTCGGGCGAGTTGAAGGATCAGCCCCGCTGGCGCTGGTTCATGCCGCGCGCCGTAGCGCTGGAAGAATACCTTGAACGGCATGGCTTTGTCATCGTCCGTGCTGAGCGCGTCGGCCTAGCGGGGCGCCCATGATCCCCCTCATCCTCCTGATCCAACTCATGGGCGCCGTCGTCTGGGCAGGTGCGGAATGAACCCCGCCGCAAACTACATCATCGGCTCCTGCCGCCCGTGGAAATACGGATACATCCGCCGCGAGTATACCCGCTCCCGCGAAGACGGGCACGGGGAATACCTCGTCTGCGCTATCCACGGCCTGCGTGTGATCGAAGGCGAAAGCCTCTGGTTCCAGTGCATGATCATGGAAGGCAAAGGCGCAGGCGCTGGGTTCATGGCCCCGATTGAAGCGTTTTGCCATCGCATCCCCGACGAACCCCGCGCCAAGGGCGAGCCCGTGGACATGAACATGATCCAACCATGGGACACGTTTTCGTCCAGCTTTGGCGTTCACGAGTTCGAGTTCCACCGGCACATGCGCGCCGTGATCCTGCCAGCCAGGATGGATGCAACCTACTGGTTCACCATCGACTTTGCCGAAAGCAGCCTTGCCGAGAACGCAGACCAGCACAAGCACCTGCACCTGTTCGAGCTGGCAGACGGCAACATAGGCGCGTTTCCGAACAACCGCGTGCTGTGGAACGACCCGGCGTTTTGCAAGCCGACTGAAGAGCGGCCTGATTTCACAAGCCTGTGGGGCGAGTTTAGATCGGAAGGCGTTCTGCCCGTTGGAGGTGGAAACCCATGGTGAGACCGCACTCCTTCCGCTGCCAGTTCAACTGGCACCGCTACGATGAAACCGACGAATTTGGCCGCACGTGGTGTTCCCGCTGCGGCGAACGCCAGCCCCGCCGCTTCGCCCAAATCCAACCCGCTGAAGACGTTGGCCGCGTGATGAACCGGCCACGCACGAAAGGTCAACGCTGATGCCTTGGTTCGCTTTTACCGCCCGCCACGAAGTCAAAGCCGCTCAGGAGCTACGTAGCGAGGGCTACAACGCCTATTGCGTGCAAATGGTAGACCGGCGCAAGCGTCACCGCCACCGGGCCAAGGGCGGGGCTGTGTGGGAGCCTCACGCCATTGTGGCGCTCAAGGGCTATGTGTTCATAGAGGCCGATTTCCCAGACCTGTGGGCCATTGGCAAGCTGCGCCATGTCAGCCAGCCCGTGCGGTTCTGCGGTCGTCTACGGCCCATCCCAGACGCACAGCTTGCGGCTATCCTGTCAGACCGGGGGCAATACTTCCGGGATGACGATCCCCCGAAAGCCCTTTCCCGCAAGGCGCCTGCCCACATCGCCCCCGGCGACAATGTGCGGTTTGACTTTGCCGCTGAAGCGATTGACGCGCCTGTCATGGCCGTAGACGGAGAAACCTTGCTCGTGAAGCTGAACCGGATGATACTTGGCCGGGATACGATGCGGATCAGGGCGGAACTGGTGGAGAAGGTGGGGTGACCATTGACAGCTTCGGTCGGCTTGGTGACGTGGTAAAAGCCTTGCTTGGTGTTTGGCTTATTTGCGTTTGCATGGTGGGCACCTTTGAAGTGCTGGGGAAAGCCTACTCCGTTCTGTATCCGCAGATATACACCGACCCGGACACTGGCTGCCAACTGAAAGCCGTCTACCGTGACGGCAAGCTAATTGGGTTTAACCCTGTCTGGACCGATGACAACGCGCTTGCGGGCTGTAAACGTCAGCCTATTGACCTAATCCGCGAACCCTAGCACAACATACACGCTTCAGGTTGATCCGCACGCAGCCCAAAGGGCCGAGCCGCGAACCTGATCCACGGGGGCCGGGCTAACCGCGACGCCTCCATGTGCGAAGCAATGCCACAACGCAGCGCGATAGTGAGCCGGGCCCCGGACGACTCCAGACGACTCCCCTTGTGTCCCCAGCCGGTCACCCCCGGCTCTCTCCCGCGCTGACAGGAGATCCCATGAGACTTATCCCGATGGAAGAAGCGCGCTTGGTCGAGCAAGCGTGGAATGCCCAGCAGGCCGTCAATGGCCCTGAGCATACGGCAGACGTTGCCCTGCGCAACAAGCTGTCCGGCGAATTGCAAGAGGTTCACGACAGGGTAAACAAGCGTCTGGACAATTACTCGCGCGCCATGAACGCGCTGCGCGACTATCACCAGATTGAAGTGGAGTCCGGCGAAGCTGAGCCGGCCGACAACGAGGACGCCGCGCAAGTCATCAACGGCTACGGCCACACCTACGATTCGGATGAGTGGAAATATGTCGGCCCGAAAACGTCGATAACCATGACAAACGGCGTTGTCGGTTTCGCGCATGACGACGACATTTTTGAAGACTTCACCCCGCCCGCACGGGCTGACTAGGAGAGCGCTATGACCCCTGAACAAAAACGAGTTGCCATGTTCGTCTGCGCCATTCTGGTTGGCGTTGGCGCTTACGTCCTGACCAGCAAGATCGTCTTTGACGGCGCTGCGACCCCGAAAGAACTGCTGACCTTTGCCGGCGTGCTTGTCTCTGCCGCTGCTGGCGTATGGGCCGGCGCTGCGTTCTGGAAGCAGAACAAGCCCTGATGCTGTTCGCAGCCGCCATCCTGCTTTGCCTCGCGCTCGGTTGCCTCATCGCAATCGGGCGTATTGCATGGCGCTGAATTTTCAGCAGCTGATCAGTATCGGCTCGTTCAGGCGCTGAAATCCCTAGCCGGGAGGAGTGTTCCCGGCAACCAATCCCCCGTCCTTCAAACTTGCATGACCAGCGCCCATTCCGGGCGCCTAACCAAAGGAGCTTGTCATGTCGTCTGTACCCGTCCGCTATCCGTCAGGCGTTGCGTCTCGCCCCGCAGATCACCTGTACGGCAACTTTCCCCGCCCTGACCCGTCGCAGGTTTGGCAGTTTTTTGATGACTTCAACGGCTTCACCATTTCTGCGGCCGGCGTCACCGGCTGGCACCTTGATGAGGTAAACACCGGCACCGGCCCGACGATGCTGGATGAGTTCGGCGGCGTGGTTCAGTTTGAGGCGGACACTGCCCAGGGCGACAACTACCATTACCAGCTTGCGATCAACACGACCCCGTTTGAGCCGGTCAAGCTGATTGCTGGCAAGAAAGCATGGCTTTCCACCTGCTTCAGCATCGAGGACGCTGACCAGAACAGCGTGTTCATCGGCGCGCACATCACGGCAGATGACATTCTTGGCACTGAGCCGACTGACCAGTTCGGGGTGCGTGCCCTGCTTGGTGTGCTGACCTGCATTGCAGGCAAGACGGCATCGACCGAAGTTGTCGGCACCCTTGTTGCCGCCATGACCGACAGTGTGCGTTATGCGATCTATATGTACTATGACGGCAAGGACACGGTGCGCTGCCAAGCCTATACCGTGGTGAGCGATGTCTACACGCTCGTAGGTTCGGCCAGCCTTGATGTCACCTCGTCCACTGCGGGCGACCTGCTGCCCGACACTGAAATGACCATCGCGTTCGCCCATGAGGCAAACGACACCGGCACAGACAAGTTCCAGCTTGACTGGATTCACATTTCCAGGGAGCGCTGATCCATGGCCGACGCCGTAGCCAGCCAGACCCTTTTGAACGGCCCGCGCAATTGCGTGATGAAGTTCACCAACCTGTCAGACGGCACGGGTGAATCGGCCGTCACGAAGGTCGATGTATCCGCTCTGGGCTACAGCCGGGTCCGCATCGACAAGATACACTACACCTGTTCCGGCATGACGGTTCGCCTCCTGTGGGACGCGACAGCCGATGTGCCGATCTTCGAGCTTGGCCCCGACAAGACCAGCACGCTGGATTTCACGCACTTCGGCGGGCTCCGAAACAACGCAGGCGACGGCGTCACGGGTGACATCAACTTCACCACAGTCGGCCATTCATCCGGCGACAGCTACTCAATTATCCTTGAGATGGTTGCCACCCCAGCCTGATAGCGCCTGAGCTCCGCGCGCATAAGCCGGGGCGCCTCATGAATGGGGAAGATGATGCCAGCACTCGCAAACGATAAGGAAGAAGCGCTCGCACAGGAGTTGGCTAAAGGCGCAACGCAGGCGTTAGCTTGGATAAACGCCGGATACCCCGCCAAAAACAACAGCGTAGCTTCTGTGCAGTGCAACAAGCTGCTAAAAAAGAAACCAGAGATAAACCAGCGCGTCGATGAGCTTCGTGCCATTGCCCGCGACACGATCCTGACAGCCGAGTTCAATGGATCGGTTGAAGAACTGGCCCGCCTGCTTTTGGAAGACCGGCAGTTTGCCCGCGAGCAGAAACAGGCCGGTGCTGCCGTGTCCGCATCTGCCCAGCTTATGAAGTTGTTCGAGAAGGGCGCGGACAACGTGAAGCACGGGGCATCTGAAAGCCTTGAGCGTTTCCTGGATTCGATTGCGTCACAGCCGCGCTTGAGTAATGGCGACCGCTGATCAAATGAAGGACTGGCGCTGGCGCGTCAGCAACCTTTACACCATCGCGGACGAAGAAGGGCGGGTCATTCCGTTCCGGCCGAATGGCGAACAGATCAAGCTCATGGATACGATGCACAACCGCAACGTCATCCTGAAAGCCCGCCAGCTTGGTTTCTCTACGCTGATCCAGATCATGGGCCTCGATACCTGCTTGTTCCATGCCAACACCAACATGGGCGTTATTGCTCAGGACCTGCCTACCGCCGGCCGCATTTTCAGGGAAAAGATCAAGGACGTTTACGAACGACTACCGGACTCGATCCGCGCGCTGCGTGCCGCGACACAGAACTCCGAGCGCGCCATGGAGTTCTCGAACAAGTCGCGGATCTGGGTTGATACGTCGATGCGTTCGGGAACGTTGCAGTTCCTGCACGTCTCCGAGCTGGGCAAGATTGCAGCAAAATATCCAGGCAAAGCGCGAGAGATCAAAACAGGCGCGTTTCCTACGGTTCACTCAGGCCAACACATTTTCGTTGAAAGCACAGCCGAGGGGCAGGGCGGCTTGTTTCACGAGATGGTCATGACGGCCAGAGAGCGTGAAGATCAGGGCCTAGAGCTGACACCGCTTGAGTTCAAATTGCACTTCGTTCCGTGGTGGAATGACAATCGCTACCGGATCAAGACTGACCGCACGATCCCGGCGAAGCATCAGGCATATTTTGCAGAACTCAAGCGCCAGCACGGCATTGAACTCGATATTGAGCAGCAGCGCTGGTACAGCCAACAAGCCCTGCAACAGGGCGAGGACATGCGCCGGGAGTTCCCGAGCTACCTTGAGGAAGCGTTCGAAGCCCCGATTGAGGGCGCTTACTACACCGAGGAACTGCGCCGCGCCCGTGAGCAATTGAGGATCGGGGATTACCCGTTCGATCCGAAGCTAGGTGCGGTTTACACGTTCTGGGATTTGGGCCGGTCGGACCTCATGACGATCTGGCTGGCGCAAAGGGTAGGCGCGTCACGCTGGCGGTTCTTTGACTATATCGAGGGGCAGGACGAGAGCTTCCCGCACTATGCCCGTGTGCTGAGAGAGAAACAGAACGAACACGGCGGATGGGTATACGGCGGACACTTCCTCCCGCACGACGGCGCAAGGACGGACATCAGCGCCGCCGCGAGCCGAAAGACCACGCTGGAAAACCTGCACATCTTCCCGGTGCATATCGTGAAGCGCACCAAGGACCTGAGCGGCCCGGCGCTGACTAGTTCGATCAACTTGGTGAAGGCGTTCATGGACCTTTGCGCGTTTGACCGCGTGGGCTGCGCTGAAGGGCTGAAGCATCTCGCCAACTACCGGCGCGAATGGGACGACAAGCTGGCGATCTGGAAGACCAAGCCGTTCCACAATCAGGCGTCTGACGGTTCGGACGGATACAGGACAGCGGCAGAAGCGGATTACCAGGGGCTCCTGGACCGCGAAATGTACGGCGATGACTACGACGCGGCGGCCGAAAACCGGCTGCGCCATGCGGATGAACACACGGGGTATTGATGCTGAACCCAACTGACAACGGATACGACGAGGAACTGGACGGCGCTGCCGAACGGGCTCCTGTGTCCGTTGCGCAGAACTTGGCCGACATCTTAGCGTTTCGGGGCAACCTTATCGAGCTGATGCCGGAAGACGAACGCCGCCGGCTTGGCGCGGAAGTGGTCCGCGAGTACCGGATTGACGAGGCGAGCCGCAAGCCATGGCTGGACGGCGTAGAGCGCGCAATCAAGCTGGCGAAGCAGGACCCCGAGGCGAAGAACTACCCGTTCCTGAAAGCCTCCAACATCAAGTATCCCGTGCTGACCGCTGCGGCGATCCAGTTCGGGAGCCGTGCCTACGGCGCTGTGACGCGCTCTGACCAGCCCACGGTCACGAAAGTGCTAGGCGATGATCCGAACGGCCTCAAGGCGGCCCGTGCGTCTCGCCTGACGGCGTGGAACAACTACCAGCTCATGTACGCCATGGACGAATGGGACAGGGGCACAGACGAGCTTCTGCACACCATCCCGGTCACGGGCGCATCGTTCCGCAAGGTGTACTGGGACGCCTCGCTTGGCCGGATCGTGGCAGAGCATACGAGGGCACAGCATGTCTGCGTCCACAATGACAGCCCGAGTTTCGACCGCGCGCCGCGCCAGACGCAACCAATAGAGTATTACCCCAGCGAAATCCGCAGGCTGATCAAGCTCGGCAAGTGGGCGAACCACAAGTACGACGCAGACGACACGGAAGACAGCCAGAAAGCGGTTCGGTATCTTGAGCAGCTCCGGTTCATCGACCTTGACGGCGATGGTCTTGACGAGCCGTACATCGTGACGGTTGAGGAATGCTACGAGACGCCTGTGCGGCTTGATCCGGCATTCTCCAAGCGGTCCATGATGGTGACAGGAATGGGCGACGTGGAGACGATCCTGCGGGAAAGCCCGTGGATTGATTACAACTTCCTGCCCGACATGGACGGATCGGTGTACGGCATGGGGTTCGGCCAGCTCCTTGAAAGCCTTGGCGCCGCGATCAACACGATGCTGAACCAGATCGTGGACGCGGGCACACGCCAGAACACGGGCGGCGGGTTCATTGCAGAATCCCTGCGTCTCAAAGGTGCGCGCGGCGGCGTGATGCAGATCAACCCCGGCGAATACAAGTTCGTGAAGGCAGACGGCCAAGCCCTGACGAACAGCATTCATACGCTGACATTCCCCGGCCCGAGCCCGGTGCAGTTCCAGCTTGTCGAGTTCCTGCTGGGCGCGGCGCAGGACATCACGGCGGTCAAGGACGTGCTGACGGGTGATGCGCCAAGCGGCCAGGCCATGGGATCCACGATGGCGCTGATTGAGCAGGGCTTGCAGGTCTTCTCAACAATCTACACGCGCGTTTATCGCTCGATGCGGCGCGAGCTTCGCCTGATGCACCGTTTGAATGGCCTGTATCTTCCGGCCGAGACGTACATGAAGTTCCAGGACAGCCCTGATCTGCAACAGATGGTTCAGCAGGGCTATGACATCCGGCAAGAGTTCGACCTTGAGGGCATGGATGTTGCCCCGAGCGCGGACCCCAAGTCCGTGACGGACATGCAGCGCATGATGCGGGCAGAATATGTCGGGCAGTTCAAGGGAATGCCCGGCATGAACACGGCGGAGATTATCAAGTTCCAGCTTGAGGCCGCGCATATTCCGAAGCCGGAGCGGTTCTTCGCGCAAGGGCCTGACCCGATGGCGGGCCTCGCGCAGGAAAAAGCCAAGCATGAAGTGGCCGGCGAGAAGGCCAAGGTCATGAAGACGATGGCCGAGGCCGAGAAGATCAACCAGGAGGCAGAGAATGCAGCGCTTGAGCGCGGAGCAACAATCGGAATGGCTGGAGGAATGGGCGGCATGGAAGGCCAGCCCGATGACACGGGCGTTCTACCAGTGCCTCAGCCAAATGGCGCAGGCCCAGCGGGACAAATGGGCGGCCAGTTTTGACCATCCCGAACCGCCCGGCCCGCAATACTGGAGCCAGTTGAAGTTCCAGGCCCTTGCCATTGAAGACATCACTAACCTGACAGGAGAAGACATCCTTGACCAACTACAAGCCCCTGCCGAAGCTGACTGACCTTGATCCCGGAATCGAGGTGTTCGAGTTCAACATCCTTGTCCTGCCGCGCCAGCTTGAGGAAAAGACGAAAGGCGGGCTGCTGCTTGCCGAAACGTCCCTTGAGCGTGAAGACGAGGCAGGCATCGAGGGCCTTGTGGTCCGCGCCGGGGAGTTTGCGTTCCATTTCGAGGACGCAAACGGCAATATCGAGCCGTGGAACAGCAAGCCGGAGCCCGGTGATGTGGTGATGTTTGCGCGTTATGCCGGCGGGCGCAATTTCATCGGCACGGACGGGCGCCGTTATCGCATCATGAAGGACAAGGACATCCTCGGCGTGCGCCGGACTGAGCCTGCCAAGGTGATCGCATGAGCATCGAAGCCGATACCGAAGACCATGTTGAAGAAGCTGCGCTTGCTGACGAGGCGGTAGAGCTTTCCGAAGTCGAACAGCTTGCGTCCGAGCTTGGCTGGAAGCCCCGCACGGCTTGGAAGACGAAGCCCGGCCAAGAAGATACGTGGACGGACGCCGCAACGTTCATCCGCCAGACCAAGGCGAAGGCTGAAGCGACCCGCAAGGAGCTTATCGACACGAAAAAGAGCGTTGACGATGCTGTCGTCAAACGTGTCGAAGCGATGGAGCGGATGGTCCGCACCAAGCATGAGCGCGAACTTGCCAGCGTCCGCTCGGAATACACCACGCTGATCCGCCAGGCCGTTGCCAAGGGTGACGAGCGGGCAGAAGACGCGCTCCGGGCTGAACTGGAAGGCATCGAGAAGGAATACGAAGACCTCAACCAGGTCGAGTTGACCCCCGAACAGCTCAAGAAGGCTGAAGACGAGTGGGTTGAGAGCTTCCCGATAAGCTATCCCAAGGTCCAGAAGCCGTTTTGGGAAGACCACGCATGGCTCCTCGATGACGAGGCTGACATCGAAGACTTTGGCCTCGTGGAGGCCGAGATTACCCGGATGATGCAAAGCGGCCGCTCCCTGCCTGAAGCGCTGGAAGCCGCAGACAAGCTGATCCGGAAGACGTTTGCCGAACGGTATGAGGAAGACCCCGAACCCGTGCGGCGAGCGGAGAAAGACGGCCCGAGAGTGCCCGTCCTTGGCAGTGCACGCCGGGGCGCGGCAAAAACTCTGGCCTCGCGGCTACCGCCTGAAGCGCGAACGCAGGCTGCGAAAGACATCAAGCAAGGGCTTTTCGGTTCCTATGAGGAATGGGCCGAAGTCTATCAGGAATCAGGTGGAGAACTGCTATGAGCGAGACCGAACAGGAACAAGTGAAGCCTCGCCGGGGCGCCCGCGTAAAGTCGGGACCGAATGCAGAGCTTGCCAAGCGCCGCGCGGAGCGGATGCAGCGCGGATCTGTTGACCATGGGTTCAACAAACGGCTCGGCCTTGATGACGGCCAGCTAGATCACGCAAACTATCGCTATCGGTGGGTCAACGACACGCCGGGCAACGTCTCGCAGCTTACAGCCCGTGAATGGGAGCTGGTGCCAAGCGAGGAAATCGGCGGGCAGGAAGTCGCCCGTCACGCAGGCACCGACCCGAAGGGGAAGGGAATGCAGACCGTGCTGATGCGCAAGTTCAGGCCGTGGTTCGAAGAAGACGCCGCCGCTGCGCTGACGCTGCACAAGAAGAACATGGCCGACATGATGCGCGGCGCGAGCGACGTCCAGCGCGCTCCTGACTCCGATGGGCATGAATACGCTCTCAAAACCAACCGTGTCGAAGACGTGGCAAGCCGCCCTGTGCGCAACCCGGACTTCGGATAACCCCCTCAATCAAGGACAATTCAAATGCCTAACGTCAACTCGGCGTTTGGCTTGCGCCCCGTGCGAAATCTTGGTGGGGCGCCGTACAACGGCGCTTGCAACACCTACGTCGCACTCGCAAGCTACGCCACAAACATGTTCATCGGTGACCCGGTTGTGGTCACGGGAACGTCCGTAGCCGGCACGTCCGGCGGTTCCTACCAGGTCGTCAACGTGGCCACGGCAGGCGCAACGAACCAGATCACCGGCGTCATCGTGGGCTTTGGTCCGACGCCTTCCATCGTGCAGAACGGTTACGGCCTCGCCTCCACGCTTCGTGAGGTCTACGTTGCTGATGATCCGACGCTCCTGTTCGAAATCCAGGAAGACAGCGTTGGCGGCGACATTGCTCTGGTATCGGCCGGCCTGAATGCCAACCTCGTTTCGGGCACGGGTTCGACTGCTACCAAGAAGTCCGGCTGGATGCTGGATTCTTCGACGGTGGCGGCTGACGCGACGTTCCAACTCACGGTTCGCCGTGCGATTGACCGTCCCGACAACGTCACGCCCGACACGAACGCCAAGTTCCTCGTGTCCATCAACCTCCATACCAATCGGTATGGCGCAGTAGCGGGGCTGTAAACCATGACGGTGATCACACGTTCCGCCCACCCGTCAGCGCTCTGGCCTGGCGTAAAGGCATTTTTCGGGAAGACCTACAAGGAAATCCCGATGCAGTGCGACATGATCTTCACCGAGGAAAGCTCGGAGAAGGCATACGAAGAAATCGTCGAATCCACCTCGTTCGGCTATGCGTCGATCAAGAAGGAAGGTCAGGCGATTGCCTACGACTCGGATTCCGAAGGCTACAAGAACCGTGCAACGCACGCGGTCTACGGCCTCGGGTTCATCGTGACGCGCGAGGAAAAGGAAGACAACCAGTATGAAGCCAAGGGCAAGTCCCGTGCGCGTTCGCTGGCCTATTCCATGCGCCAGACCAAGGAAGTGATCCACGCCGGCATCTTCAACACGGCGTTCAGCACGACCTACGGCGACGGCGCGGCGCTTTGCTCGACGGCTCACCCGACGCTGGCGGGCAACAAGGCCAACAAGCTGGCCGTGGATGCAGAACTTTCGGAAGCGGCGTTGGAAGACGCCCAGATCGAACTGTTCCTGTTCACGAACAGCCGTGGCCTGCGCATCAACGTCAGCCCGAAGCGGCTGATCGTTCCTCCGCAGCTCTCGTTTGTCGCAAAGCGCCTCCTGTCGTCTGACAAGCAGCCCGGCACGGCAAACAACGACATCAACGCCACGAAGGCCATGGGCCTGATCAGCGAAGATTTCGTCAACTACCGTTACCTGACCAGCCCAACTGCGTGGTTCCTGCAAACGGATGTGCCGCAAGGCTTCACCCGCTACCAGCGGCGCGCGATGGAGCTTCAGCAGGACAACGACTTCGACACCGAGAACGCCAAGGCCAAGGCGACCGAGCGCTATGTTGCGACGGTCAACGACTGGCGTGCGGTCTGGGGTTCGGACGGCGCTGCCTGATGGCTCAGGATTTCACCGGCAATGATTATCTCAGCGGACAGCCCTACGGGATCTGTGACCGCTGCGGTGAAAAGCACCGGCTGAAATCGCTGCGCAAGGAATGGACTAACCTCAAAGTGTGCGGGCCGTGCTTCGACCCACGGCCCGCGCAACTCGACCCGCCGCAGATCGATCCGAACGAAGGCAAGCCGCTGCCCGACAGCAGGCCCCAAGTCCTGATGGAAGCGACGGATGAACAAGCAGATTGGGACCCGGCGTCAGGTAGATCATGAGCATTACGTGGACCCTCACCGCAGGCGGTCTCGTCATCGAGGCGGCGCAGCGCATCCAGATGCTCGGACAGGGCCAGAACTTGTCTGCGCACCAGCTTGCGCGGGGCCTCGCGCATCTGAACGCGCTTCTGAAGCTGCTCCAGACGCAAGGCCCGAGCCAGTGGCGGCGCGCGAGCCAGACCGTTGACCTTGTGCAGGCGCAGGCGAGCTACACGCTGAGCCCGAGGCCGGACAGGGTAAGGGATGCGTTCTACCAGGAAGAAAACGGCCGCGAGCTGATCATGGGCCGCTGGAATTATGACGATTACGAAATGCTGCCCACGAAGACGCAGCAAGGCAGGCCGGTGGTCTACACGATTGACCGCCAGCGGGCGAACACGTCGATTGTGGTGTGGCCCACGCCGGACGCGACTTCGGCGGCGCGCACGATCCGGGTCAGCTATGACCGCGTGATGGAAGACGTGACGGACAGCGCGGGCGAGATTGATGTGCCGCAGGAATGGCTGGACACGGTAGCAGATACCGTAGGCGGACGGCTTGCGGTGGATTTCCGCATCGAGAACCCGAGCGCGCAGGAAGTGAAGCAGAGGGCGCGGGCATCGCTTGCCGAGTTGCTTGGCTCTGACCGCGAAGAATCAATCACCTTTGTTCTAGGAGGCCCCAGATGAGCAAGAAACAGGACACCGCAAAGCCGACGCCGGCACAACTGAAGCTGCTTCGCCGCGCTGTGCGTGAGAAGCTGGGCATCGATACGGCGCTGGCGAAGAAGAAAAAGCCGGTGCTGACCGATCCTGACGAGGAAATGGCGTCCAAGGGCAAGGTGGCGCGCAAGGGCTATGCATCGTCCGTGAGCGGCAATGCCTGATGTGAAATGCCTTCCCGCAAGTCTGGCACATGCGGCCGATCTTGCGGGCCGGTTGTCTCAGTCTGACCGCGAAGAAGTGAGGCAGACCAGCGGCTCTGATCCGGCGCACTCGCTGATGGCCGGTGTGGAGATGTCGCGGATGCGGACTGCCTTGGTGCAGGACAACCGTACGCTGGCGATCTGGGGCTTCATGGACGGCGCCGAGGGCGGTGTGCCATGGCTCTTGTCGGCTGAGCCTTCGGAATACTCGTTCAAAGCCAAGCGAAAGCTGCTCCAAGGGTGCCGCAGGGACATAGACCGGGCACTGAAGAAATGGCCGAAACTGAGCAATCGGATGCTTGCCACGAACGTTCACCATCTCCGGCTTTTGGAAAAGCTGGGGTTCCAGATGCGCCCTGACGGCGGGAAATTTGTCCCTTTTGAAATGAGGCGTAGCGATGTGTGATCCGATTATTGGCGCGGCAGTGATCGGGGCCGGGGCAAGCCTTTTTGGCGCGTCCCAGATGTCCAACGCGGCAAACAGCGGGACGGCGGCCCAGACGCAGGCCAACAACCAGGCCATCGCGTTCCAGCGTGAACAGCGTGACATTGCCCAGCAGCAGCTCGCCCCCTATCAAGCGCGCGGCAATGCAGCGTTCGCGCTCATGGCGCCGCACCTTGGCATGGGCGGCGGCGCACCTTCGGCGGCAAACGGACTGGCCCCGCCATCTACCGGCCTCGGCACGAGCCGCGCGGACCAGATGCAGGCGTATTTCCAACAGAACAAGCCTGCGATTGAGGCGTTCTACCGCCAGAACGGCAAGACGTTCGACCGCATGGGCCGGGACTGGATGGCCGCGACGGAGCATTATTTCAACACCGAGGGCTGGAAGAAGGGCGACCGGCTACCGACACCCGGCGCTCCTGCTACGGGCGGGCCTGCCGTACCCGGAACAACCGGAATCGGCGGCGGGGCGATGATGCCGGGCGGTGACGGCCAGCAGATGGCACAGGGCGGCGGCGATATGGCGGAGTACCAGACGCCGGGTCAGGCTCAGGAAGAAGCGTGGAACAAGTACCGGACGGAGACGACGTTCGGGAAGATCGGTGATTTCTACGCGGACAAGGCGGGCAAGGAGTTTGTGGATCTCGCAGGCTCGCAAGGCTCGACGCTCAGCGGGCGTACGGCGCGCGGCATGGCGGAAGTCGCCAATGAAGCCGCGATGGGCAACTTCAATTCGTACATGGGCTATCTCGGCGGCATCAGTGACCAAGGCTATGGCGCAACGACGGGCATTGCCTCTGCCGGACAGAACTTCGCCAACAATGCGAGCCAATTGACACAGGCGAGCGGCGCAGCAGCGGCACAAGGCAAGCTCAACTCTGCCAGCGCATGGCAAAGCGGGCTGTCTGACGTGGCGGGCTGGGGCGGCTGGGCTGCGGGGCAGCTCTACAAGCCGCAGAACAAAGCCGCGTAACGCGAGGGTCCGATGAGCATCTTCCAATCCTTCCAGACCGGCCTTGCCATGGGCCAGCAGCAGCGCAAGGAGCGTGACCGGGACACGGCGCGCGCCTCGGCCTCGGAACTGTTCAAGGCGGGCAACTACGAGGGCGCAGAAACGGGCCTGATGACGGCTGGCCTCTATGACGAGGCGCAAGCATTTGGCAGCGCTGGTGAGCGCCGCAAGGCTGCGGAGAAGCAGAAAACCTACGGCGAGACGTTCAAGACGGGCGGCTGGACCGGGCTTGGCGAAATGGCGGCAGGTCAGGGCGACTTCGAAACAGCGGGCTACGCGCAGGGTCAGGCCCGTGCCAAGACGCTCCAGGATTGGGAAGATCATGACCGCGCCATCACGGTCCAGAAACAGGGCGTGGAGTTCCTTGCGACTTCGGCGGGCCAGCTCAGGAACCTGCCTCTGGAAGCGCGCGGACAGGCCGCTATGGACATCATCGCAAAGAGCCCGTTTGCGGACAATCCGCAGGTCATGCAGGCCGTGCAGCAAGCCGCTGCCGATGGCCGGATCACTGACGAGGAACTGACCCAGTTCGAAGAACAGATGCTGACCTACGCGCAGAAGCTGGAAGGCCAGCGGTGGCAGAAGTCGTTTGATCAGGGCGTGACCGAGAGCCAGCGCAGCTACGACCTGCAAGCCGAACTTGGCCGTGGCGGTCTGGCTATGGACCGGGAGCGGTTGAACATTGCGAAGGATGCTGCACAGGCAGAGGCGACTGCTGCAGATGGCCCTAACGTAGATGACGAAGGCCAGTTCCGCCGCGAATACAACACGATCACGAAAGAGTTCCGTGACGTGCAGTCGGCATTCGGACGCATCCGCGCGACCGACCCAAACACGCCAGCCGGACAGATAAGCCTTGTGTTCCAATACATGAAGATGCTGGACCCTGGCTCAACGGTTCGTGAAGGCGAGTTTGCAACTGCCGAAAATGCGCGCGGCGTGCCGGAGGGTGTGATGAACACCTACAACAAGATCATGGCCGGCAAACGTTTGACCCCTGAACAGGTTGGCGATTTCAAAGCGCAGGCAACTCAGCTCTACGGCCAAGCGCTTGAAAGCTATGATACAACTCGCAAAACCTATGAAGGCATTGCGGGCGAGTATGGTTTTGGCGTGGATCGAACCGTGCCCGACCTCGCAACGATGCGCGATTACAAGCCAAAGACGTTCCTTGAGCGCGGAAAAGGGATGCTGCCTAAAGGCACGCAACCGATCATGCCCACCGGCCTTGAAGAGGCATCTGATGACGACCTCTTCTCCATCCTTGGGGGCCGCTGATGCCAACGCCTGAAGAACGTATTGCAGCAGGCCAAGAACTGCGCCGCCGGGGCAAGCTGTCGCCCCAGCAGGACGCGGCATTGGCCGAGCTTGAAAAGCGTTACACGGCGCCCGCAAGCGCTTCCGGCAAACGTGGCGGCATGGTCACCGAAGGCACAATCAGCCGCGAAGAATACATGCGCCAGCGTGGGCCTGTGAATGAGGCTGCGCCGTCTGCGCCGGATGGCAGCTTGATCCCGATGGCGAGCCAGCCCGTCCAGACGCCGCTCATGAAGCCCGTGGTCAGCGAAGACATTCTGCGCCCCGGCCCTATGGGCATGAACATGGCTGCCACGTCGCAGGCCCTTGAAACACCGCAGGCGCTTCGTTCTGAGAAGATGACAATGGCGCAGTCCGCAGCGCTTGGCGTCAACGACCTCAACCCCGTGCGCCTTGCAACGGGCGACCGTGGTTATGAGGCTGCGATGACGCGCAGCCTTGAAGACAACCCGATTACCACCCGTGTAGGCCAGACAGCGGCGCTGACGGCAGGCGGCGGCGCGCAACTTACGAACCGTGCGCTTGTGTATGCCCCGAAGCTGGTTGCCCCTGCTGTGGCGGCACGTTTTGCCGGAAGCCGAGCCGCTCAGTACCTTGGCCGCGCTGGTGTGCTGGCGGGTACGGGCGCTGCCGACTTCTACGCATACAACGCCCTAGCCGAAGCGCCTAACCAAGCCCGCATGACTGGCGCTCCGAGCCCTACGATGGGCCAGCGGATCGACTACGCCAACAGCCAAGTGTTCACACCGGCTGGACTGATCTCGGCTGGCTTGCCTGTGGCGGGATCGGTCATTGCGCGCGGCGTGCGCGGCGGTATCGCAGCAACCAAGAACCTTGCCACAACCGGATCGGCAACGACGCGCACGCTTCCCGGCGGTGGCACCGCACAAGTCCCTGTAAGCAACCTGTTCACGCCCGCTAGTGTTCAGCGCAGCGTGGCGGCAGGGCAGGCCATCAACGCACAAAGCAAGAGCGCACGCGGGCGCACGGCACGCGAGGAGGCGATTGACCTCCTGATTGCCAAGGGCATCAGCGCGGACGAAACCGAAAAGCTGGTCAAGCTGATCTCGTATGACAACTACACGACCGTCGATGAGATGTTGTTCGAGCTTGCGAATGCTGACATTGACCAGCTTGCAGTTGCCGCTGCCCGTGTTGGCGGCGATGCAAAGAAGACATTCCGGGAGGCATTCAAGGCACGTAATGCCGAGATGCCGGAGCGCATCCGCACGCAGTTGCGGGACGCTATGGCGCTGTCTGGAGACGAACTGGAAGACTTTGCTGCACAGATGGCAGCACGGGCAGACGAGGCCACCGCCGATGGATACACCGCCGCTTACGCACAGCAAATCTCAGACACAACCTGGGGCAAGATGTGGGACCGCCTTAGCGTTTCCCCGGACGCCCGAGAAGCAATCGCAGCCGGAGCCCGCCTCGCCCGAAACAGTTACCGGGGTAACCCGGCTCAGTTGGACGTTGCAAGACAACTTGAGCAACTGGCTAGCGCGCTGGATAGCCCGTCTGCAATCCCGCCCAAACTATCGACACATGCTCTCGATTACCTCGACCGTGGTTTTGGAAGCCTCATTGCCGGTCAGAAAAAGAACAACCAGGCGTTCGCAAGTTCTCTCATCGAAATTCAGAAAGCCCTCCGAGACGCAGGCCTTGACGCAGACACCGGACTAGCCGGGCCGCGTCAGGTTTACTCGCAGTTCAAGGCAGCCGGACGCGCGCTGGAATTTGGCGCCAAGGCCTTCGGTCGCGGGACTTCGCTGAAAGACCTCAAGAAGCAGTTTGCCGCGTCTCTGAAGGACGCTGACGAGGTGTTTGAGGACATCGTGGGCGAAGGCCGCTCCGTTGTAGATCAGGCGCTCATCATGGGCTGGCTGCGCGGCGCTGAGGACGCTATCGAAACGGCAACCAATCCTGGTCAACTGCTTCGGCAGATTTACGGATCGGAGCGTCAGCGCGCTAAATTGCTTGAGATGATGCCGAGCGAGACGGACGTCATGACCAGCGGTGTCAAGGGCGACCAGACGAAGCGCATCAAGGCGCTGGTGGGCAGCGAGCTGGGCAAAGAGGACTACACATTCAATTTTGGGCTTGGGTCCGGTGCGCGGGCAGAAGGTCGCCGCGCTGTGCCCAGCCTGTTTGAACGCCAGCGCACGATGCTGGAAAATCAGGGCAGGGTGAGTGGCAACTCAGTCACGGGAGACGTGACTGAAGCGATTGCCAACCAAGGCGGTTTGCAGCGCGCGGCAGGCCTAATTGCCCAATCGGTGATGAACCCACAGCAGGCGGCGCAGAACGCCGCCCTGTGGGCTGTCCAGCGCGCCACGTTGCCTGCCATCTTCAAGCCGGAAGTCAACCGCGAGCTTGGCCGCATCCTGACCACGCGGGGCCGTGAGCAAATCCTTGAGATTGTCGCTGAAATTCGCGCCCGTCAGGCCGCAACCGGCAAAGGCCCGAAGCCGCCCGCCGCACCAGGCACGCCCCCACGCGGCACACCCCCCTCCGGCTCTCCCGCCCCATCCCCCAACGCACTCGCCCCGCAAGGGCCGATCCGGGCGGCTGGGTTTGGGGGCTTGCAGTCCAAGACTGCTAACCGGGCGGCTTATGATCAAGCTGTTGCCCTTGAGACCTCTGGTGCATCACGCAGGGAAATCTGGGATCAGACCGGCTGGTTCCGTGATGTAGACGGCAACTGGAAATACGAAATTGACAACTCAGCCTCGCGGTTCAAAGCCCAGCCATCGGCTGAAGACGGGCTTCCGACGCGGCCTGATGGCAGCTTGAAAGCCGGTCGTTACAAGCTGGGCGACATCTACGAAAACCAGAACCTTTATGATGCATACCCAGAGCTTTCCGACATCGTTGTAACTGTTAAGTATGGCAAAAGCGGGGGCGCGGCTTTCAACCCAGCAACTCGCTCAGTCGAGGTTGTCATTCCCAAAGGCGGGGATGGTTCTGTGGGCCGTACAGGTATCGCGCACGAAGTTGCGGGCCATGCGATTCAGGCAATCGAGCGGTTCAACGGCGGCAAATCCTTCTACAAGGACGGCCCTCTAAAATACTGGTATTCTGACGGCGAGGTCAGCGCCCGGAACATTGAAACCCGGCTTGATGGCGACAAGACCAAGGCGCCTTGGGAAACGATTGATGTTCCCGAAGACCGGATAGTCGGCAGCAAGCCAATGGCCAGGCCGTCTCCTATTCGTGAGGCTCTTGTGCAAGGTGGCCTTGCCACTGTTGGGCGCGCCAGCTTTGGATATGCTGGCGGGGCTGCGTCTGGCTATGCGGTAGACTATAACGGCGACGGCGTGCTTGACGAAAAAGACCGTCAGATCGGCGCGGCGATAGGTGTTGCCGGACTTGCTGGCGGTCGCCCGATCCAAAAGGCGCTGACGAACCGTGTATTCTCAAAAGCAGCGCAGAGCGGCGCCAACGGCCTCCCCCTCCGAGGCGACCTCGGCAACGCCCTAGCAGGCGCAGGCCTTGGCGCAGCAGGCCCGGCAGACAGCAACGAGGAGCGGCTTCGGAATATTGGGATTGGCTTTGGTGTTGGCCTCGGTGCGCGCCGTGTCGGCAAGGCGTTTGGTGCGGGCGCAGATGATGTGGCGACGGCTGGGGTTCCGGGGGGGCCTCGCAAGCCATCCTTGCCTGATTTCGGCTATGACGAACTGAGCATTGGCAAGGCCTCCGTCGAAGTCACCCGCGTCGGTGACGGAATGACCATCAACCGGATCAAGGTTCCGCAGGATGCGCGCGGGCAGGGCGAGGCGTCGAAAGCGCTGAAAGAAGTACTTCGCCAAGCGGACGAGCAAGGGCTTACGGTGTTCCTGACTGCCGACCCAGTCGGCGCGGGCGGCATGTCTAAGGCGCAGCTTGAGGCGTTCTACAAGCGCAACGGGTTCGTTCCCAACAAAGGGCGGAACAAAGACTTCAGTTCGCAGGCGGGCATGATCCGCCCGCCCGCATCCCCCATCCTCACGGCTGGCGTAGGAGGCCCGCGTAAGCCCGTCCCGCCTCGCACGGTGGGCAAGTCCAAACTCGGCACCCGCACCGCTGATGCGGCTGCAATCACAACGCTGGCGGCAGGTGGGCCAACGGCAGAGGCGGATACGGTCGATCCTCGCGCCGAAGCTCAAGCGCGCATTGACGAACTGTCGCAAAACCAAGCTGCCGCGCAAGAGCTCATCACCGAGTATGAGCAGAGCCTGAAAGACTTTGAGGCGCTGTCTCCAACGGACAAGCAAATCTTCCTGAAAAACAACGGCTACAGAGGCCCGAACGGCGAAATTGTAAAGCCGGACGGAGACGTGCGCGGCGTCACCGGCTTTGCGATCGATACCTACAAAAAGGAACTGAACGACGCTCTTGCCGCGCAAAAAGCCGAACGGGACAACTTCAGGAAAGAGATCAACCGAATCCGCGTCGGCCTTGCCCAGAAACCAGAAAAGCAGACCAATCCGCTTGTCGATAAGGCCTTGGAGTTCGGCACTTACGGCGCGATGGTTTATGGCGCGCACAGGTTCCGGGGCGCTATGGTCAAAGGCTCACAAGTATCGGCCAACCGCGCAGCAGCGAAGGCCAATGCCCTGCTGACCCGCCTTCCTGTTCCGCCCGAGGCGCCAAAGAAAACCCTGCTCAGCCGCGTCCCGATTGTGGGCGCCAAAGACAAGGCCCGCATTGCAAAAGAAACGAAGGCGGCAAACAAAGCGCAGTTTGCCACTGAGGAACGTCTGGCTGGCCGAGACATTCCGCCTATTTCGCCTGACCCTAACTCACCGGACGGCCTGCCCAACCGGCTGGCCAACGTCGATGAGTTTGACCGTCAAAGGGCTGCGGGAGATTTTGGCCCCGTTGGCCGTCTTGGCAGGCTCATGGAGCCCGTCAACAGCCGGGTGCGTGCTGCGGATTTGGCTGTTATCGGCACTGGTGCGGCTGACACATATCTTATGGAAGGTATGCTTCAAAAAACGCGCGCTGACATTGCTGCGGAAGAAGGGCGGCTCAAGGACGCTTTGGCGGCGAACAATGGGGAGGGTGATCCGGATGCGGTTGAGGTCTCAACAAAGCGCCTGGAGCAGCTTCGTCAAGCCGAAACCGTGCAGGTCATTCTTCAGCGCGTCGGTATCGGCTTAATGATCGGTGGCGGGTTCGGCCTGACGCATGGTCGCTATGTAAGACCGCAGCCCCGGTTTGAAGCTGCCGCCCGTGAGCGGGATCTGATCAACCGGGCTATGATGCCACCGCCGGCAGCGGCCGCCCCAATAGCACCGCCTCAAGCTCCGCTAAGTTTGCCCGCGCCTGCGGCGGTCACTCGCCCGAGATTGCCGCCCACGCCGAAGCCTAAGCCGCCCGTGTCTTTCTCAAGAGGAAAGCCGCGCAAGCCGTCTAACGACAACGACCGCTAGTCAACGCGATCAAAAAGCGGCGCCAAACGCAGCACCGCAAGACCCGCTACAACTAAATAAACCCACCAATCCATAGGAGTCCCACTTGGAAAACGAACAAGCCGCAGACGCCATCCTTAGCGCACTTCAGCAGCTTCTGGAAGCCGCAGGCCCGGAATGGACGCTTGAGTTCCTTAACGCTGGCCTTGCAGAAGCCGGGCAGGGCGGCGGCGCAAAGCAAATGCCCCCCGAGCCCGAAATGATGTCGCCCGGTGGTCCCAGGTCCATGGGTCCGATGACCGGCCTCGGCGGCGCGTCCCGCCCGATGCCTCCGGTTCGGAACTAACGCCTTGGTCTACGTGCCGGTCATTCTCAACAGCGATAACCGTTCCCTGCGGGGAATGGCGCCGATCAAGCTGTGCAACTGGTACGTGGAGCCGATCAGCCAGGACAACACCAAACAGGCCGCAGCGGTGCTGCTTCCAACGCCGGGGCTTGTGTCAAAGCTGGACCTCGGGGCGACGATCCAAGGCATCTGGCAAGAAGACGGGGTGCGCGGCGGGCTGATGTTCGCGGTGGCCGGCAGCAAGCTCTACAGCATTTCGTCTGGATGGGCTGCGACCGAGATTGGCAATCTGGACGCAGGCGAGGCTGAGTTTGTCGGCATTCGGGACGTGCTGTTCGTCGCGGTCAACACGCGCCTCTGGCGGTGGAACGGATCGGCGCTCACCGAAGTGACGGACGTTGACCTGCCGGACGTGGGCACGATGATCGCCATCAACCAGCGCCTGCTTCTGAACAGCGATGATGATGACACGCTTACATGGTCTAACACGCTGGACGGAACGGCATTCGAGGCGCTGGCCTTCACGACCGCTGAGCAGTCACCGGACCCGATACGCAGGCTGATGAAGCTGTCGGGGCAAGCTATTGCGTTTGGATCAACCGGCATTGAAATCCTGCGCGCCGTGCCGTCCACAAGCCTGCCGTTCCAGAACGTGACGAACCAGGCCATCGAGGAAACAAAGGGCATCCTCGGCAAGTATGCGGCCGCAAAGTCTGGCGACAAGTGCTTCTTCATCGGCGGCGATATGCAGTGCTGGGCGATCTACGGTATGAGCGTGACGCCGCTGACGCCAAACTTCGAACTGAAAGAACAACTGACGCGCATGACGGCAGCCAACCGCATGGCGACCCGGACGTGGGCCTACCGCGACGGCCCGCATGACTATTTCGTGGTGCGCCCCGTTGGCCATCCCGCGCATGTCTATGACGGGGCAACGAAGCTCTGGCACACGCGCGAATCCTACGGGCTCGGGTATTGGGCGCCGAAGTATCACACGAACGCTTATGGCTATGACGTGGTTGCGCTTGAGGGCGGCTCTGAAATCTACACGCTAGAGCGCACCGTTTATTCTGATGATGGCGAGCCGGTCGTGAGGACCGCCACGCTCCGGTTCAACAGCATGGGCCGGGAAGCCATCGGATCGCTCTGCCTTGATGCTGCAACGTTTGACCTGCCGGCAAGCGGGCAGGGCTCGGCGCCGCAGCTCCTAATCTCGTTCTCGACCGATGCGCGTGCCGTGCCGGGGAATAATCGCAACACGCTGATCGTGGATATGCCGCCAGTCGGAAACTACTGGAAACCCACGATCTGGGGCCTTGGCCAGATGACGCCTTCCGAAGGCATGATGGCACACGTCAGCGTTTCAGATCCACTCGGCGTGGCAATTCACGGCGCATGGATCAATGAAGGACAGGTGTCCTGATGTCCGACCGGCTGATTCCTCAATTGCTTCACGGGATGCCGATCATCAATCCCGATGGAACGCCAACCAAATGGTTCGTGGACGCATGGAATGATCTTCTGGACCGCACTGGCGGACAAGCGGTCAACCTGGTCGGCAACATCATCAACGGCCGCCAAGAGCTTGCAGACATAAACCTAGCTGGCAGCAGCCTGAGCGTTACGCTTCAGGCGGTCAACAGCAACATCGACAGCACCGCCACTGAAGCCGCTGCGGGATCGGGCGGCCTTGTGGTGTCGATTTCCCCGTCTCTGGCGTCAGGCCGCAGCGATACAAGCGTTGTGACCAGCAATACTGTGACCGCCTCGGTAACGGGAGGCGTTGCGCCATACACCTACACGCTGACAAAGGTTTCTGGCGACACAATCGACAATGTGATCAGCGGCGCCAACAACAATATCGTTCAGTTTTCGCAGACGATGACCGTGGGCCAGACGCTAACGGCCCAGTATCGCTGGACGGTTGAAGATTCTACCGGAACGCCCCTGACCGGCAACAAGAGCTTTTCAGTGACGATGACGCGGGATGAATTTGTCCTGCCGGATTTCATCTTCTCGTAACCCTCGCGCAATAGCGCGCCCCACTTTCCCCGAAAATTGAACCGCAAGGAGGCTGCCTATGGCAAGCGGGATTCCGTTTGGTGATCAGGTTGAGAACTCGTCTGGCACGCCTGTGTCCGGCGCCAAGATCTATTTCAAGATCAAGGGCACCAACACAAACGCCACGACGTACACGGACAGCGCGCTGACCGTTCCGGCGGCCAACCCCGTTGTGGCAGACGCGGCTGGCTGGTTCAATACGTACCTCAGCCCAACGGTCAACTATGACGTTGAGATCAAGTCTGCCAACGATGCGATCACGTATCGCAGCTTTTCCGAAAGCCCCTCCGCAACCGGCTCCCAGCCCGTAGACGCTACCCTGACAGCGCTTGCCGGGCTTGGCCTTGAAAACCGGAAGATAACCCGAGGCACGGGCGTTGATACTGGCGAGCTTGTGTTCAGCGGCGCATTGTTTGGCGTTCAAAACGTGCTGGACTATGGCTCAAACGCTACAGCGTTCACATCAGCGGCGGCGGCTGGGGATGTTGTCATCCCGCCCGGCTCCTACACGCTAAGTGCAAAGGTCACGGGCGACTTTTACCCCTCTCCGTTTGCAACGTTCACGACTCCCGCCAACTTTGCCGCGTCTGCGGTGCGCGGGTTCCTGACGGACAAGGATGATGACCCTTCGATCTTCCGCGTTCCGCAACGCTTGCTGATTTCCAAGGCGGCGCAGGATTTTGCGGGCAGTTCCCAAGCGACTGATGGCGATACATGGCTTCAGGATGCTGGCGCCGGGTTCTACCATGAACGCGCGTCACATATCGTGGCTGTGTCGGATCGCGGGGCAATCGGTGTGCTGGGCGCGTCCCGAGCATCGGATCGCTATACGATCAACGGCGCGGTGGTCTGGCAGGCTTCCACGGCCTATTCTCTGAACGCCATCGTTGGATATGCCGGAAGGCTCTACACCGTCACGGTGGCGGGCACGACCAGCACGGTTGCCCCGACGCATACCAGCGGCAGCGTTGTGGATGGAACGGCCACGCTGACGTGGCTTGACTACACCTACCTCGTTCCAATCGGCGCCTCGTTCGTTGGCTTCTCGGACGTGGTAGATGGGACAGGCACGTGGGCCGGATACTTTGAAGGCATTCGCGGGCCAGATGGCAGCACGGTTTATGCGGCTGAAATCGCGGTCAAGAACCGGGGCAGCACGGATGTGGTCAACACTCCGTATTCGGTGTTTCCGGGCGGCTCGACCATTGGCTTCTATTTCGCGGGCGGGGGAGATTCGGCGCTCGGTGCTCCGACACACCCCAGCACTTGCGCCATCCTGATTGCTCGCAACGCAGAGACTTTCAACAAGGGTATCGTGATCGGCGCCACAGCCATTGAAGGCACCGATGGCGTCACGGGCACCGGCGTTGCCATCAGCATGGCCAAGGGCCACGTTTTTGAGTGGCAGGCGTCAGACGGACAGGCCGCTACGATCTTCTCGTCAGTCAGCGCGACGGCGAACCGTGTGGGGCTTGAGTTCACAAACGATGCGATCCGCCACACGTTCCAGGGCGAAATCGGTATGCAGGTTGAAGGCGCAGCGGGCACGCTGGCCAATTACCTGCGTGTCATTGCGAACACGACCGGCCAACCCCTGCGGATCGAGACGCAAGGCTCTGATACAAACATCACGGTCCAGCTTGCTCCGAAGGGAACGGGCCTGATTGATATTCGGGGCAGCTCTGGAAACAGGGTCATCGGTGTCGGTGTGAACACGCTGGGCTTTTACAACACCACGCCGGTTGCCCGGCCAACCATCACCGGATCGCGCGGCGGCAATGCGGCGCTTGCAAGCCTGCTGGCCGAACTGACGACAATGGGCCTGATCCTGAACGGAACAACGGCATGATGACGAAGCGCGCCGGAGAGTTCACCTGCAAGTGCGACGTGTGCGGAGCGTTTGAGACGTTCCACGCGCACACCCATTCGCAGGCTTGGGAAGTCATCAAGCGCCGGGCTTGGGCCGTGCGAAAGAATGCGTTCCCGATCATCCATGTCTGTCCCGAATGCCCTGTGGAGGTTTCCCGTGCGAGAGCAAATTGACGCCATCCTTCGCCCGTTCAAGCGGGGAGGATATGACACAGGCGCCGAGTTCAACGGCAAGTTCTGGGAAGTGTGGATCGGAAACCATGCCGGGGGCCGGGAAAACGGCGTCTCACTGGCGCAGGACTTGGCCGAGAAGGTGCGAGGCATGACCGTGCAGGCTGTTCAACCCGTCCCGCCCCAGCCGCTCACCGCGTCTCTGGCAGCCAAGCCAACCCCTCCGGCAACGGACTATGACGCCATCATTGCCGGGCTCAAGGCCCAGCTTGCCGAAGCGCTGGCGAAGGCGCCGGAGGTGATAGAAATCCCCGCTTTCCTCAAACCGCCCGAGGCTGAAATGAACTTTCACGATGACTTCATTGCCCGCGAGGCGCTGGACGGCGAGGAACGCGCTGACACCGTTGCCCGCCTGCAACTCCAATTTGAGAAGCTGACAAACTATTCTTACGTCCGCATTCTGGAAGACGCAGAGCAGACGCGGCTCAGTGAGCTGACAACCAACCTTCGCCTCGGTGGTTAAGCATGGACGGGCTGGGCAAGGACTTGTCAGGCGTCCTGATGGAGCTGATCGCGGGGCAGTCGCGGATAGAAGCCAAGGTGGACGGCCTCGTCAGTCACGAGCGGATGAATGAGGTGGTCAACGTGAGCCGGCAAGAGTGGCGCAGCGACATTAAGTCCGCAATGAGCGACCTCGCTGAAAACCAGCGCACCGAACGCCGCGCTGAAATTGCGGAGATGGAAAAGCGCATCACTGCCGAGATCGACAAGAAACACGCTGACCGCGAGAAGCGGGACACTGAAATCGAGAACCGTGTGCGGATCACCTTCATCAGTGCGGGCACAGCGGCGCTTGTGACCATCGGTTACACAATGCTGCGCGCGATGGGCTGGGTAGGCGGCTAAGGGGCTGACAATGAACACATTCTGGAAATACTGCCGCGAGCAATTGCCCGCGCAGGTCGCTACCTTTTGGATGGTCGCCGCGTTCTACCTGCTGGGCTTCGGGCTTGTCCTGGCGTTCCTCCAGATTGACGCTGAGTTCTCCCGGCCCCTCGCGGGCGGGGTAGTGCCAGAGCATGTCACGCAGCACCTTGCGTGGGCTGTGCGGGCGTTCAGCGTCATCGTCGGCATGGCAGCCATGTACTGCCACGTTCACGCCATGCCCCGGTTCCGCAATATGCTGCTTTGGATGGGCGGGATTGCGGCTGTGCTGCTGTTCCTCCATGCGCTGGGGATTTCCGCCAAGATCATGGAAGGCCAGTATGGCCGCGCCGCTGCTATCGGGCAGATTGAGACGGCAACGACGGACACGAGCGCGGCGCAAATCGCCATCCTGCAAAGCCAAATCGACGGTATCAGGGCAGACCGTGACGGGCAAGTCACTCGCCTGCAAGACAGCATTAACGGCATTGTCAATGACGGCCTGAACAATGACGAACTGGCCGACGCTTACCGCGCTGACCAGATCGCAGCCGAGAACGAAGCCCGCGAGCGTATCCGCCCGCTGGAAGACCAGATCACGGCATTGACGACCGCTGCCGGCGCAACGGTAGTTGAGGCGACCGAGGCGAAAACCAAGGTGGACAGCTTCAACCCGCTGTTCACGTTCATGGCCCGCGTCATGAGCTGGACGTGGGACCCGGCAAAGCAGCCGACCGAGACGCTTCAGTTCGGGCTCGGGTTTGCGTTCCTGACGCTGTTCTTCGGGTTTGGTGAAATCCTGATGATGGCGTGTTTCACCATCGCTTACGGGATGCAGATCATCGTGGCGACGCAGAAGGCCAAGCCGCAGCCGGTTGAGGCCATCCCCGAGCCCGTCAACGACGAGACCGAAGACACGAAGCTGACCCGCTCCGAAATCGGCCGCAAGGGCGCGCAGGCGGCAAACATGAACCGCAAGATGCGCGGCATGGATAACCGCATTGCAGTCGGTGAGGGGGCTGCCGCATGATGATCGGTATCGACTTCGGCACGACGAACAGCGGCGTGGCGGTCTGGACCCCGCGCGGGACAACCATGATCGAAATCGCAGGCCAGCAAGACACGCTGCCTTCGGTCGTCGCGCAAACGGATAAGGGGTTCGTCACAGGCCGCTATGCCCTGACGCAGACGGATGAAAACCCTGACTTCACGTTCCGCAATATCAAGCGATACCTAGGCCGCGAGTTTGACGAACAGGAGCACTCGCACTTCCAGCTTGCGGAAGGCCCTGACGGCAAGGTCTGGTGGCGCGGGCGGGATGGGTTGATCTCCGGCCCTACGCTGGTGGCGGAAATCCTGAAATCGCTGCTCATTGCCGCTGAAAGCCATCTGAAGGTCAAGCCAAGCGGCGCGGTGATTGCGGTGCCAGTTGACTGCACGCAGGCCCAGAAAGACGCTGTGCGGGAAGCTGCGCGCCTCGTGGGCCTTGAGCGTGTCGAACTGTTTGAAGAGCCCTACGCGGCGGCTGTGGCTTACGGCGTGACCGCGCTGGACGACAAGTTTACCCGCGTGGTGATTTACGACCTTGGCGGCGGCACGTTCGACGTGACCGTCCTGCACATGAAGAACGGCGTCACAAGCCCGGCTGGCATGAACGGCATCGGGTTCCTTGGCGGCGCGGACTTCGATGCGCGGATCGTGGAAGACTGCGCGGACAAGTTCTTTGCCGAGCATGGCATTGACCTTCGCGGCAAGCCGCATTGCATGGTCCGGCTGGTCAAGGAAGCCGAGGAAGCCAAGCGGCGCCTTTCGGACGTGACCGAAACAATCATTCACCTGCCGCAACTCGTGCTGACCGATGACAAGGGCCTGCTCACGCTGAAACAAAAGTTAAAGCGCTCCGAGCTGGAGGCCATGACGAAAGACCTCGTTGCCAGCACCGTTACGTGCCTCACCGAAGCGCTGAAGCAGGCGGACCTTTCCAAGAAGGAAATCGAACACGTCCTTCTCGTCGGTGGCCAGTCAAGAATGCCGCTCATTCATTCCGTGCTGTCGCGGTTCTTCGGGCCGGACAAGCTGGTGACGGGACCGAGGCCGGAACATGCCGTTGCGCTTGGCGCTGCAATCCAGGCGGCAGAGATCGAAGGCCGCAAGGCCAAGTCCGTGCTGGAACGCATTGCGCCCGCATCGATCGGCATCACCCGGTTCGGCGGCGAGTTCGTGCCGGTCATCAAGCGCGGGGAGAAATACCCGGTTCGCAAGACCGCTGAGCTTTGCACCGTCAAGGACGGGCAGGCCATCCTTGGCCTTGAAATCACGCAGGGCGAGGCTGTGGCGGCAGAGGATAACGAGCGGCTGGTGTTCTACCAGATCGGCGCGGAAGCCCTGCCAGCGGGCGAACTGACCGTCACTGTGACGCTGGACGTGGACGCAGGCGGGCAACTGTCCGTGATGGCGGGCGATGAAGTTATCATTGGGCTGAAGGACAAAGCAGCATGACCTATACCGTAAGCACTAGGGCCGTTGACCTTGTCACGGAGTTCGAAGGCTCAAAACCCCGCCTCGTTGCAGAGCTGTGCGAGGGCGGCAAGTACGAGCTGGGATGGGGATCTACCTACCATCTGGACGGGCGGCCCGTAGAGGCGGGCGAGACGTGTACGCTGGAATATGCCAAGCAGCTTAGGGCGCACGCGCTGGGGGTCGAACTGGCGCCTGTGTTGCGTGCCGTAAGAGTACCGCTGCGCCAGCATGAAGTCGATGCGCTGGCCTCGTTTGCTTACAATGCAGGGGGCTCGGCTGCGGCTGGGTCCAGCGTCGTCAGGGAACTGAACGCGGGCCGGTTTGAAAACGCCGCCGCTGCGTTCGCCATGTGGACCGGCGCGACAAGCTCGGGGCCTTCGCCGCGCGAGATCAGGAACGGTTATCGGATCGAAGCGCCCTATCAGCGGATCGGCAACACGAACCGCTGGATTGGCCCCGATGGCCAGCCCTGCCAGTATTTCCGCAGGCTGACGGGATTGCTGCGCCGTGGCCACGCACAGGGCTGCCTCCTGCTTGGCTATGACCACAGCGAGGCCACCAAGCCCGGCGCGCTATCGATCCGCACACGGCTGGAATGGAACGCCGCCAAGAACCGCTGGCAGGACGTGATTATTGAGCAGACCCCGTTCACGTCTACGCTCGCCGTTGCCCGCAAGTATCCGCTGCTGCCCGCTATGCCACCCATCCCGCAACAGCCTGACCCGCCGAAAGCCCCCGCGCCTGTTGTGGAAGTCAAAGCCGAACCCCTGCCGGAACTGAAACCCGCCGTTGACCCGTCGCTGCCGCCCAAGAAGATTGAAGATTCCCGCACTGGCAAGGCCGTTAACCGCGCATCCCGTGGACGCGAAACCGTCGCCATCAGCACCATCGGCACAGTCCTCGCGGGCCTTGCAACGCAAATCGAAATCATCGGGCGCAGCCTTGAGAACATTGGCACTGATACCATGATCCGTGTCGCGCTGTTCGGGTTCATCTGCCTTGCTGGCATGGGCGCTTACTGGTGGTGGAGCGGACGCAACGAAGCGTATCACCGCCGCCTTGAAACACAGGACCCGAAATACTGATGGCACCGATAGGATATTCCATTTGGCTGTGGTTCCGCTCGAATCCAGCAGCGCAAGCCGTGGCGTTTGTCGTCGCGCTCTACATCGCGTTTCGCCTATGGCTCGCCCGCAAGATACGCCGCGAGCGCGAGGACGCTGCCGAGGAAGCCGTTGAACAAGTCACCGAACAGATACAGGAGAAGACCGATGAAGCTATCCAGCGTGTTGAGGACGACCGTGCTGCTGTTGAGCGCCTCAACTCTGAGCAGTTGCGCAAGCTCGCCGAAGCCAGTCCGCACAACCGAGGCCGCTTGCACCGTCCTGAAACCGATTGAGTATCACCTGTGCGAAGCGGGGGATCTGGATGACGCCACGAACAGTTGCGATACTGTAGCGACTGCCATGCGGATTTATTACCACAACCGCGACCTTGCCGCCCTGTGTGCCCCAAAATGAGCCGCGACCTAGCCGACGAAATCCTAGCCTCTGCCGGAGCGGAACACAGCGCCCGGCATGGGGAAGTGATTGACCATCCGCTGCGCTCCAAGTTCCTCGCCCGAACAGCCCCTAAGCCCCCCGAAGGCATAGAAGTGCCAACCCCCGTGGCATGGCTTGTCAGGGCCGGGCCTTACCTGTCCGTGCTGGCCGTCACTGTCGTTGCGCTCCTGATCTATGTCGGGGAGCGGCGACAGATGATCCTGGCAGACATTGGCCGCACGACCTGTTCGGCTGACAGCTCGCTGATGCTGGAGCAAGACCCCGGAAGCGACGTGCCAAGGCTAAACGACACGGTGCTGCTCAAGTGCGCGAAGGCTTACGAGCTGTTCTGAACTTCGCCACATTCCCCCAGCACAATCCGAACGCTGACCGCCCCACCCATCAGCCCCCCAGCCCAAAGCGGGGTGGAAAGCGAAGCCCCGCCCGCATTGACCTTCTGGTCGCGTGGGCGGGGCTTTTTGCGTTTCAGCGCATGTTCACGACATTGCGCTCGGCATACTGTTCGCGGCGCTTTGCATTAAGCTGCTCACGCGCATACGCCGCAGCCTGATCAAGCCGTTCCTGCCGTGCATCGATCAGCTCGCGGATTTCCCGGCTGGCAGCGTACAAGCCGCCCCGGACCATGAACATTGAAAGCTGGAACAGTCCCGCCCCGATCGCCAGCATCCAGATAGCAGGCGGTTCCTGACCCATCATCTTGATGATG